CGCTTGGTGACAAATTATGCACGTCATAGGCTGGTAGCCTATAGTACACCGAAGACACATCAATGCCCTCATAATAGTCCTTACCACAGCTTTCACGAAAGGGACCGTTAACAAATGATTTCTCTTTGTTAACGACGAAACCAATGTCCACAAGGGCATCGATAACGTCTTCCGTGATAGCCGAAGCTACTATTAAGTCATCACCAAACACACTATAATCTTCCTTAGGAAGATTATGTGCGTGGCACCACTTTTGTGATACGTATTCGATGAGAGCTGAATAAAGCAAGCACTGAACGGGAAAGCATAATGCTGAACCCATAGGCGCATACTTAAGCAGCGCTCTTCGCTCTCCGTTAGGAAGCAACGTCTCTCTCGAGCGCGTTGCATACAGCCATCGTAAGATGGGTGTACCACGGAATACGCACTTCACTAGGGACCAAGAGACAGAATCAGAAGCGGCAGAAAGGTCAATCGTACTCAAAGAGTTTTCGATTGAACCTCTTCTAGCGTATTCCTGATTTTGGCTCTGGTCTCTAAGCCTAACACGCCTACCCAAATACGGGTGGGTCCCGATATACTTGTACAACAACCTCATTACTCCCTGTTGGAAGTATTGAAGCGTTGCAGGTTCCATCGAGATTGTCCTCAGCTTAGAGAACGTTTTCGGTACAAATACCACCTTTGAAAGGCGGTTAAAAGTATCGACTTTAGGACAAGGATAGTAATCGTGCCAATTTGGCCCGAGAACTAGACGCAGAAGTGCGTCTATCCCCAATGCTCCGTATTTCTCGAATGCATTGAGGTTACCCTCAGCCACGCTCCCGGAACCGTGCCCTGGAATGAGGTCTTCTAAACGAAGATCCTTAAGCCAGCATCTCATAATCCCGTTCATCCCCTCGATGAGAGGTGATTTGGGGTCTATGATAACGGTTCCTAAACGTTCCTCAGTTTCAACGTATGACAATAAAGCTTCGTCTTCAAGGTCGAGACCTTGAAAGTTAAGCTTCTTGCCAAAACGAAGAAACTGAAGGACGTCCTGAAGTGATTCACCTTTACAATCCGGACACTCGAAAAGTGCCACCAAAAGAGGCGTAATAGGCGATAACAATCGACCTAATACATCCTTTGGCACAAGATGATCTTCACATAGGCGAGCTTGAAATTCGCCGTATGAAGATACGCTATTATCAATTAAGATAGTAGCAGCATCTTGACAGATCATAAGTATCTTCGTTGCATCAAGTAAGCCAATCGCATCCACCAAGTCGGTGATGCGGAGCTTCCTTGAAGCATCGGAGATAGACGAATGAATCATCACGTCCTCTGCAAGGTTAATCCAAGCCACGAAATAATTATGCAATAATTGCATATTTAATTCGTTTGCCAGGAGTCCCCCTACATGGTGGTTAAAACCACAAATGCGCGGAACGATCTGTGTCTGATAGAACGAAGTTCTACAGATTTCCATGATTTACCTCGTAAAGAAGGACTCCTCCAAGAAACTAGTTGGTACTAAATTTCTGGTGGATTTAAGGCGCCTCTCAATAAAGCTGTAAGCTTAGTTGAGTCGTCGCCAGCCTCGTTGTGCAAAGCAGCCATTAACCTACCTAACATGGTGTAAACCACGGCAGGGGTTATTAGCTGATGAGCAGGCACTTTAATTACTAAATGCATGGCCATGGGTAAGTCGACGATGTAACTTGCATCTTCGCTATCCACGACTCTCTGCACTTCAGTAATTTGCGCTACCACAGAAACGCCCTTGCGGGAGTTTCCATAATAGGCCGGGTCAATACCCGAGCCTTTATAAACATCCTGCACTTCCTGATAGCCATACCTGATATTCTCAGGTCTG